GCCCCTTCTAAGTACTGATAGCTTAAAGAATCCACGACTAACTGAACGCCATCGTTCTCAAACGTGCTATCATCCTCTTCGATGTCCTCATCGAAAGTAAAGCCGTACTCAAAACCAGAACAACCCCCTCCCGTAACAAATACTCTTAAACTAAAGGCTTCGTCGCCCATGAAGGTCTTCGCCTTTCTAGCTGCAGTGTCTGTAAAAGTCATTAGACCGTGAAACTCTCGCCACAGCCACACTCTGCCGTTTGATTGGGATTTGTAAACTCAAAACCTTCATTGAGCCCTGATTTTATATAATCCATCCGAGTCCCACTTAGATAGATCATACTCTTTGGGTCCACGTATACATTTATTCCTTCACTATTGAAAAGCTGGTCTTCTACAAGTTCTTTATCTACTGGCTCAAGAACGTACATAAGACCGGAGCATCCAGTAGTTTTTACAGCTAAACGAATGCCTACACCCTTACCTCTATTACCAAGATAAGAAGTAACGTGCTTTGCAGCTTCTTTAGTCAGAGTTACCATAAATAACCTTTTGAAGGTTCGGAGTAAAGTAGAGAGGGCCTTTCATTACTTTTCCGTCTTCCCTATAAATAGGGTTGCCATCCTCCCCGAGCTTAGACATATTGCTCCTATGTACTTCTTCAAAGCAATCATCTAGGTCAATACCAAAGGCGTGCCCCGCCCCATATGTTACATAGAGAATATCTGTAAGTGCATCTGCGACTTCTATTATATCCTTTTCTGCAAGTGCTTCTTGTAACTCTTTTACTTCTTCTTGAATGAGACTTACTCTTAAATCCTGTAGTTCTTTATTTCCAAGGTCGGGAGCTTTTTTGTCAATTACTTTTTGACCGAACTTTTCCATAAAGTTTCCAACCAACGTAAAATTAGTCCAGTATAACCACTTTTTCATATGCATTTTATACCTCTCTTTGTCGTTTTCTCTCACGTATAACGGCAGCTTGTTTCGCTTCTTTTCTTCGTTGAGACTTCTTAGTATGGCGTTGCCGCTTCTTCAGCTCTAGTAATCTTTCTTTCATCTTTCGCTTTAGATTCCTCAGAGCTGTCTCAACATTACCGTTTTTTACTGCTACTTTCAATATTCTTCCTCACCAAAGTAGTCGTAATCCATATCAGTCCTCCCCCGCGCAGAGACAAGTCTCTCTGTGTCGTCTAGGAGAGTACCCCCATAATAGGGCCCGTCGTAGTCCTCATCTTGTACCTCTAGGTAAAAATCATTATTGAAATCGAGTTCTTGAGGGTCATCAATATGTTCAAACATTTCTTCGAAATCCTCAGGGTCTAGTGTAGAATACGTGATCATCTATGTTAACTGTCCTTTTATATGCCTTCGCCCACCAGGGCTTTACTGTAAGTGCGTGGTACCAAAGGGAGCCTTCAGTAACGTCTGGAAGCTCTCCTTTGTACACATATATTGCAGTAGCCAGGGCTTCCTTGTATTTTTCTTTTTCTTTTGGGGTGTCTGATAGTCCGTCGCAGTACCAGCTAAACTGACAGATTTTATTCCTTCTCTGCTTTACTACCCTACATACCGTATTAGGAAATTTAGAATCTTTTACTCTATTGAGTGTAGCTTGAGCAACGGCCACTTGTCCTATCCACGGCTGGTCTCTGCTTTCATAGTATATGTTCTTTGCTAAACAGAAAATCTCCCCCTCCGCATAGCTACTAGGGTAGACGCCTATAAGTAGTGCCGCTACTATCCATTTTTGAATATGCATCCCATATCTCTCAAGTGCTTAGCCTGTTTAATGCAGGCGTTAACTGTTCGATCTGGAAAATATTGCGGAAGCTCCTGCGTCGGAACAGTGCCGTATACTTTTAATAACCGTCCGCGCTCCTTGCGTGTCCACGTACGTTTCATATGTTCCATGAGAGTCTCTCCATTTTCTATTCATAATTATAGTATAAACCACCTCTCATGTCAAGAACTATTTTTCCCATATCTAAAAATAGTTCTTGACATTATATCTTACAGCGGTTATAATATACACTAAATGGCACGGCGCTATATGCGCTACTTAACGGAGAACCTTATGGCTTTAGACCCAATCAGTACATATATTATCTTTGCTTTTTGCATGGCAGGCTGTTCCTTGTGTGCGTATAAGTGCGGAGAGAGAGGAGGAATTCTGGGAACTCTAAATTACCTAGAAGATGAAGGGATAATCGACTTAGAAGAGGAGGAGTAACATGGCAATGATGGGGATACTATCTAGCCTTGTTGGACCTGTAACGGGGTTGGTATCTGAGTTCATCGAAGATAAAGATAAAGCGAACCAGTTAGCCCACGATATCGCAACTCTTGCAGAGAAGCAACATCACGACCAAGTGATGGGACAGCTAGAAGTAAATAAAGCAGAAGCTGCTCATAAGTCATTGTTCGTGGCGGGCTGGCGACCTGCGGTCGGCTGGGTCTGTGCGCTAGGTATGGCCTCCAACTTTTTAATAGTGCCTTTTGCAAACTTTGCAATGGCTATGGCAGGAATGCCAGACCAGCTACCTATGATAGAACTAGATACAATGATGCCCGTTCTTATGGGTATGCTAGGTCTAGGTGCAATGAGATCATACGAAAAAACAAAAGGAGTTTCTCGAGAACAATGAACAGAGACGCAGTGTACGATCAGCTGTGCATAGACGAAGGAGTAGTATATGCAATCTATAAAGACCACCTTGGGTACTATACCTTTGGAGTTGGTCACCTTATCCAAGTCAGTGACGAGGAATTCGGAGCACCGGTTGGAGTTGAGATTAGTGAAGAGCGAGTCAGGGCGTGTTTCGACAACGACCTTGACATTGCCATCAGCGAATGTAAAACTTTATACGGCAGACGGAAGTTTAGAAAATTCCCCGATGAAGTCCAGCAAATCCTGGTTAATATGATGTTTAACATGGGCCGCCCTCGTCTTTCTAAATTTAAGAAGATGTGTGCGGCCCTTCAACTAGGAGATTGGAAGGAAGCTGCCAAGGAAGGCAGAGACTCCCGTTGGTACCATCAAGTGACTAATCGAGCAGAGAGACTAATGACTCGACTTGAAAATACTTCTTGACAATTTAACCTCTAACCTTCATAATATGTCTTATGAAACTGAAGACAGGAGAATAACCGCGTGAGCAGAGTAGAGTTGGTGCACGCCTCTAGTCCCGACTTAATGGATACTATTGCATACATTGCAAGGGTCTCCAACCCCGCAGGACAAAACAACGGAAAAACAGGAGAACGCCTTATAAGATACATGGTTCGAGAGGGGCACTGGTCTCCTTTTGAAATGGTAAACATCTGTCTCGAAATTGATACTACTCGGGATATCGCTAGACAAATTCTAAGACATAGGTCTTTTTCGTTTCAGGAATTTAGTCAGCGTTATTCCAATGTAGATGTATTAGGAGAGGTTACTTACCGAGAAGCAAGAGGACAAGACTTAAAGAATCGCCAAAACTCGGTACGAATGGAGGATGCTCACATTCATGAAGAGTGGCGAGAAAAACAAGAAGTTGCTTGGCTGTCTGCAAACGACTCATACAAGTGGGCTCTCGGACAAGGAATTGCAAAAGAGCAGGCAAGAGCAGTACTTCCTGAAGGAATGACCAACTCTCGCCTGTATATGAATGGTACCGTTCGTAGCTGGATTCATTATGTGAAGTTGCGAAGTGGTAATGGGACACAACTAGAGCACAGAGAAGTAGCAATTGAGTGCGCTCAAAGGATTTCTCCTGTGTTTCCAATGATTATGGATTTTGTAGAGGCAGATGAAGATGACTAGCAAAGACGTTATACGTGACCAGGAATGGTTGGAGCTATTTGATTCAGTATCGAAGCCTTCTCATTATGCAGACTGTGACGTAGAATGTATTGATGCTATGTGCTCCGCTTTTGGGCAGCACAACGTAGCACTGTATGCTCGAATCAATGCCTTTAAGTATATTTGGAGGGCTGCTGAGAAGCACTCTTGTCCAGACGAAGACATTAAAAAGGCTATTTGGTACCTCAAGTTCAGCATCGGAGAAGACCCCCGTGCCAACTAAGCGAGTAAAGAAAAAAGCTCATGAAAACCTAACAGACTCCAACATAAAGCATGTGATGAGTATGTTAAACGGTAAGGATCCGATCACGAAAAAAGGGGCGTGTGAGATGTTGAATATCTCATATAACACTGCTCGCCTGAATAACATCATTCAGCAGTACGAAGAAAAGATGGATTTTACCGAAAAGAGGCGGTCTGCAAACCGTGGAAAACCGGCAGAAAAGCTGGAAATATCTCAGGCAGTGCTCTCTTACCTAGAAGGTGGCAGCATTGCAGAGATTGCAAAGTCTTTGTATCGTTCTCCCTCTTTTGTAAAGTCTATTATTGAAAGGCTTGGAGTCCCTACTCGAAGAAAAAAAGATGAGAGACAACACCCTTTATTCTTACCAGAAGAGTGTGTTGCCGAAGACTTTGAAGTAGGAGAACGAGTTTGGTCTGCTTCATATGATGCCCCGGCACAAGTAGGTGGACGACTAGATGATAGTATATATATGGAAAAGTACGGCAGTCCCTGCTATAAAATCTATGTATTCGAAAAAGTCGATACCTCTAATAGCTGGTTTCCAGGTGTAGAAGTAGGGGGCTTTAATGCATGCTGTCTTGCGTATGACTTAGGAAAGCTGTCTCACTTAGCAGAGGCAGGTGTAGACCTTCAGAGGATTTAACTATGTGGACTCATTATTGCACGGTAGAAAACAGGTATCCATACCTAGAAGACTGGGACGTTTGTTCGTATTGTCAGCTTTCTAAGGATCAAAGCCGTAAATACCACAACTACCCTGGTAAACACTGGATATACCCAGCGAAACGCTTTGTTAGCTGGCCGGAGTCTCAGCGGTATTATTACTACTTAGACAAAAATAACTCTTGACATGAATGTCAAAATCTCCTATAATGTACTCTAAATCTTAGGGAAATAAGTTTCCCAAACAAAAACCAACCAAAAAGGACACAAAAAGTGGCTTGGGATCAAGAAAAGAAAGACGCAGTAATCGCAGCATATCAGGATCAGGATCCTACTTCCGAAAACTCCATTGAAATCGTGAAAGAACTTGCAGGAGAATATGAAGAGTCTCCCAACGGAGTTCGCATGATTCTTAGCAAAGCCGGAGTATATATCAAAAAGTCTCCGGCAACTCCTTCCACAAAGGGTGCTGGCGATGGCGGTGGCGGGGGTACTCGTATCTCTAAAGTTGCTTCACAAGAAGCACTTGTTTCAGCTCTCACCGATATGGGTGCAGAGGTTGACGAAGAGATCATCAGTAAGATGACCGGTAAGGCTGCACAGTACTTCACCACGGTGCTTCAGCTCGGCAATAGTGGGCCCGTCGATGGTCCTTTTAATTATAATACTCCTGAACAGGATACGGCGTCCTTCGCCACAAAAGGCGAGGATGCTTGCTAGCCTGTTTCCGACTTATTATCTAGCTTTGAATAGCTAGACGGGGTTTGGCCCACCTTGTTATCCAAAGGGCCCTTATTTCTCCTAGAAGGGCAGTAAAAGATTTTGCTAATCTACTAGGAAGAGGTAATGAGAAAGCAAGAGTTAATAAATTTGGTCACCGAATATGGTGATGCAATTATCACTTACAAAAGTGAAAACTCAAAAAGGCTAAAGTATAACGTTTGTACGCTAGACTTTAGCACCCCATATATTCAAAAGAAAGCTAATAGGGCGGAACAGTCTGAAGGGACTCTTTTGCTCTTTTGTTGGGATACGGACTCGTATAGGCTGCTAAAGCCGTCTAACGTAAAAAGTGTTCTTCCTTTGTCTTCGATTCTAAAGAACGAGGGCTAAATGGAACTCCATGACGCACCCTCCGCTTTTGAAAAAGTAATACACATAGACGAAGAGAAGAATATTCAGGTAAGGCTCTCTGTAAATACTTTCAGAGATATAGAGTATCTTCACCTTCGTAAGTATTACTTAGACTTTGATGAAGAGTGGAAGCCTTCAAAAGAAGGTATAGCTATGGAGTTAGATTTCAATAACTCCAGGGAACTTTTCGCAGGTCTAGTAGAGATACTTTCACTGGCAGAAGCAAAAGATATACTAGAGACTTACTTCAAAGATTATTTGGATGAGATCTATAATTAAATCTTGACTTTCTCCCCTCTCGGCTGTATAATATAGGTTCATTCAGTGAGAGAAGCCATGGAACTTTTAGATTATCTTAGCGACATGTACTACAGAGGTAGTCCTGTCGTATCGGATGCTGAGTTCGACATTTTGTGTGCGGCATACAACTATGGTGCCGTTGGACATAAGATTACGGATGGAGTCCCTCACTTCATTCGCATGTACTCTCTGCAAAAAGTTTTTACAGACAAAGAAGTTTCGGATTTCTCCGAAGGAAGAACTGTCATAAAAACTCCCAAGCTGGATGGTGCGGCTGTCTCCCTTCTCTATGGAGGGGGTACACTGCTACTAGCTTTAACAAGAGGAGACGGGAATCTAGGTAGGGATGTTACAGATAAGTTTCTGTCTCTTGTTCCTCAGTGTATTTCTTATACCGATAAGCTAGTACAAATCACAGGCGAAGTGGTAGCTCCCAAAGAAATTCCTAACTCTAGGAACTTTGCTGCGGGGTCGCTGAATCTAAAGGACGTGAACGAGTTTTATAGCCGTCCGCTTACCTTTGTAGCCTATGATTTACAAACGGAGGGAGAACCTGAAAAGGAAACTTATTTTGATACCTTAAATCTTCTCGAAGAGCTTGGATTTCAAAGTGCTCTAGGCAAAGGCTTAGAGGACGAGTTCCCTACCGATGGAGAGGTTTTTCGTATAAACTCTAGTACTTTGTACTATAATATGGGGTTTACAGCACACCACCCAAGAGGGAGTGTAGCTAGAAAAGACTTGAAAGAGGGGGTTCTCTCTCGACTTTTGGATGTTGTGTGGCAAGTAGGAAAATCAGGAGTTGTAAGTCCAGTAGCAATTCTGGAACCCGTTAATATTAACGACGCTACCGTTTCTCGTGCAACGCTGCATAACATTCAATATATTCGTGCATTAAACCTTGAACTGGGGTGTCAAGTAGAAGTTATTCGTAGTGGTGAAGTTATACCGCGGATTGTCAGACGTGTTGACTAGTCTGACATCAGAAAAAATAGTTCTTGACAAAAACCTCAAAATTTCATATAATATGTGTTCAATTTCAATGAAAGGTTCCAACATGACAGAAATCGTTCCCCCCACAGAGTGCCCTAGCTGTGAAGCTGCACTTGAGTGGTCGAACGATTTACTCTATTGTAGGAATACTGACTGCTTCTCTCAATCTTCAAGGAAGATAGAGCACTTCGCTAAGACTTTGAAAATCAAAGGGCTTGGCCCCGCCAGTATACAAAAGCTGGAGTTATCAGACTTTGCAGATATTTATACCCTGACAAAGATGATGATAGCAGAGGCTCTCGCTTCTGAGAAGGTTGCAGAGAAGCTATTTTTTGAAATTAGAAACTCGGTAAATGCAAGTCTAAACTTACTTCTACCGGCACTAGGTATTCCTTTGGTTGGCAAGACAGCTTCCGCTAAACTTTCATCAATCTGTAAAAACATTTATGATGTAAACTATGAAAGTTGCCAAAAAGCGGGTCTTGGACCAAAGGCTACTCAGTCGCTATTAAATTGGGTAGAAAATGAATACCCTTTCTGTGAACTACCACATAGTTTCAAGTTCAACCAACCAACAGCACAACCCTCTGTTCAGGGAGTAGTCTGTATTTCTGGTAGACTAAAGAGTTTTAAGACGAAAGCAGCGGCAGCAGAAGCTCTGAGTGAGCAAGGCTACCTTGTGAAGTCGTCTATAACAAGGGATGTTACGCATCTAGTAAACGAAAGTGGTATCGAATCAGCAAAGACTCAAAGAGCAAGAGACTCTGGCATTATTGTTATTACACATTTAAAAGACCTTATTGGAGAAACACATGGCATTGCCTAAATGGACTGACGAGCGCACTGAAGACCTCGTACACTTTGTAGGTGACGAAGAACCTATCTCTCAAGCAACTGTAGCAGAAGCTGCTGATTTGCTTATAACCTCTACTCGTTCTATCTCGAGCAAACTGCGAAAGATGGGTTACGAGGTATCACTAGTATCCGCCTCTGGGGGTCGTAGCTTTAGCGACGCTCAGGCTTCAACTCTCTCTGCATTCGTGCAGGATAACAGTGGCGAATACACCTATGCTCAAGTAGCTGAGCATTTTGAAAGCGGGACTTTCAACAAAAAGCAGGTTCAAGGAAAGATCCTGTCTATGGAACTCACGGACCACGTGAAGCCGGCTCCCAAAGTGGAAACGGTTCGGACCTATTCCGAAACAGAGGAGGCCCAGTTTATCACAATGGTAAACGACGGCGCTTTTGTTGAGAATATCGCTGACGCTCTCGGTCGTGAGATTCCTAGCGTTCGTGGTAAAGCTCTCAGCTTGCTGCGTATGGGTGTGATCGACGCGATTCCGCGTCAAGAGCACACCAAAGGCACTGCGAAAGAAGACCCCTTCGAAGGGATCAATGGCATCGAAGAGATGACCGTAGAAGAAATTGCTGATACAATCGGCAAAACCATTCGCGGTGTAAAAACGATGCTTACCCGTCGTGGCCTTACTGCTAATGACTACGATGGTCGTGCTCGAAAAGAAAAAGCCGCAGGCTAATTCTTTTTTGTAAGCCCCCTGCTTCGGTGGGGGGCTTTTTTAAGCCTCCTATTTCGGTGGGGGGCTTCTCTTTGCAAGTTTTTCGGGGGGAAGTTTGAACTTAGCGAGCGCACTTATAAAACAAGTGCTTATGCTTCAGGACTTTGAGACCTGGAGTAACGTTCGTCGAGATTATTTACCTTCGCAGTATCATACTATTTTTTCACAAATAGAGAAACACTCGAGTAAATATCACAAACTCCCCACCTTTGAGGATTTAGAACTTAGTCTACGCGATTCTGCAACTCTTGAAAAGCTTTATGCTATTCAGTCTGTAGAGGTAGAAGCAGACGCATATATGCTTCTGGAGTATCTCAAGAATGAGTATACTCAAAAAGAAGTCCTAGACTCCCTCGAGAACTATGTAGAGAATTCTGTGTCTTTTGAAGATGCAGAAGAAAGTGTGTCTCA